GTTTAGTAGCACTTCTTGGGAATCAGCGTCTCTAATTACAACGTGACCTTCAACTCCTAGATGTGATTTATCGTTTAATGTTTTCATATCCTATTCCTTATACACTATTTATGATATTCATAAAATAGTATTATAACTCTATACCCTTACCAAAATCTTGCAACTCTTGTGCAGTATTTGATACTGGTGTACTCAATAATGAACTGCCTAGTTGGTTATAACTAACAGTATCATTGTCAAATGTAAGTTGATAGTTTGATATTTGAACTACAGCATCACCAGAACTTGCTGATACTATAAATGTCTGTGCCACTGCTCTTTTTACTATTTTTAGTGTAGTAGCTCCTATTTTAACATATTCAATTATCTCTCCACCAACATATACAAATCCTATAGCATCAAATGCGGTTGTACTTACTACTTCTAAATCAGTACTATCTTCATCTATTGCAGAAGCTAGTGTAGATTTTTTAGCATCAAGTAAGGCATATGCTTTCACATTGCCTGCCGCATTTTGTATATGCGTAAACGTTCTTGAAGTGTTTGCGTATGTGTTACCTGTCGCATTTGTTTGAACATTAATACGTAACAATTCAAGTGGGTCTATGTTTACAAAACTATTTCTTTTCTCGCCAGCATTAACATTAAAGTTATATGGTGACAAGAAGTTGATAGCTTCAATAGTATCTGCTGGAGTATTAGTAAAGTCTCCACCTGTTACTATGTCTGTACTATCTGCACCAACGTATGTAGTTCCATTAAATGTTGGTGTAAAATCTTGTGTGTTCAGTGTAATTACGTGTTTATATGTATCCGATACAGTTAAAGAAGTTTCATCAATAACTTTATAATTAGTTTTGATTGTACTTACTTTTGTATGGAAAGGTTTGATGTCGTGTATATAACCTAACGCATTAACTAAATTATCTTTTTTATATGTTCTTGAAGTAGTATCAATTTGACTTTCAACTTCAACTTTAACATATGTTGTTTTTCTAATCCAATTTGTTTGTGCAAAAGAACTCAATGTGTAATCAATTACACTAAAGAACAACTTGTTCATTTTTAATTTATGATATTGTACAAATATATCTTTTCTTAATGCTTCAATGATAGTTTGCCAGAACTCAGATACGTTAGCACGGTCCCAACCTACAGAATCAAATGGAACATTATCATACCCACTTGATGGACATAATAAGTCTACATCAAATTGAACTGTACTATTTTTCTTGTTTACTAAAATCCATGTAGCAGTATCTTCATTATAAAAGTAGATTTCACTTCTGTCAAGTTTTAAATCTGCATCATATATTGGTAGCTGAACTACTCTGTGTAAAGTTTTATCTATCGCAGTTTCAAGTTTATCACTTGATGTTACTGTGGTTGTATAATTTAAATTGCCTAAGTATGTTTCTAATGTGTAGTCCATCCATTTCCATAAGTATCTTGGAAAGTTATTTGCTACTAATGTTTTATTCCAACTATCTCTATATTCATCATATAGATTAACATTTTTTAATAAATCATTAATTGTTATAATTGCGTTACGTCTAGCAGTAACTAAATTGTTAAACCAAGTTTGTCCAACATCTAAATCATCTCCATACTTGTTAAATCTGTGTAATGTTGTAAATGGAATCTTAGCATTATCTTTATCCCAAGCTGAAAGATTATATTTCATACCAGCTACATAATATTCTGGAATAGCGTCTAAGTCTTTTGTTATTAGTGTCCATTCGTTATGAGATTTAAATTTATCTCCTGCCTTATTAATTTGTAGTACTGTACTTGTATCTTCTACATAGTAACTTACGTTATCAATAATAAATGTATTATCATCTAATACTGCAAACCAACTTATTCCATTTGCTGATGGGTTTTCAATAATGTTTCCAGCGTCAAGAGCTGATATAGTTCTTGTTCCATGTATAGTAGTTTTCTTTTTAACCCAAAAGAAATATACAGTATTATAGTTACCTGTACTAGCATTATATTCTTGTTCAAGTGTGTAGTAATAGTTTGTCTCTTTAGCTACTTCGTTATATATAATATATGCTTCGCCGGTAGCAGGAACACCAAACATTTCTTTTTGTTCTAAGACAGCTTCTGCATAATCATCCGGTGCTACTGTAGACTTAACCCATTCCCAAATTACAATTTCGCTACCTGGAAATAATTGACCCCACATATCTTTTCTGTATCGAGTAGTACCTTGATCATAATCGTAGTAACGAACTTCACTTGTATCCCACCATCTAGTACCTACTTGTTCATTGCTCCAAGCATTGTCGTCATCAGTGAAACGATCTGTATCTGATGTTGTGTTATAAATTGCATTATCATTTACACTAATATAATCTAAATTCTGTTCAGCTATACCAGGTATAACTTTTCTCATTGGATCAAATGCTTCTAACTGTACTTTTGTTTGGTTTGATTTATGATTGTATATAATAATACTATCAATATCTGTGTTAGTAGGTCTTGCTATTGTTTGTCTTACTACAGCTAATCCATCACCTGTAGTTGTTGATACATATGTTCCGTTTTGTGTACCATTGTTACTTGAAACAGTTAAAGTTCCTGTTGGTAAGTTCCAATGCGTTTTTGTTAGTGCTGAATCTCTTTGTGTGTTATTTGCAAATCTTGTAGTTACCAATGGCATGACTGAAACTGCATTACCGCACTCTTTAATAAATTCGTCTATATAAAAAATTCTACCTGCACTAGGTCCACTTCCTAATTTTGTAACTTTATGTATACCATCTATATTAGGAGTAGTAGTTGTATTCAATAACATAACAAAGTCTCCAACTTGTAATCCATGATCAGTATTTGTTGTTACTTCTGCATCATTACCATCGCTTGTTGCAGTACCTGCACAAATTCCACAATCAGTTCCATCTGTACTTTTAGAGTATAGTGGAACATTATTTTGTATTACTTGTAGTACATTGTACCCAAAGAATTTTGTATTAATGCCAGCGACTGAAGCTATTTCAAAATTACTATCATCAGTAACTAGTATATTAAATGTTGCTGAATCTAAACTTGGATCAACTGGTACGCCTCCAAATTGATTTATATCAAACGTATTTTGAATTGTTCCTGATACTGCATTTAATGTTCCTGTATTAATACCTGCTATTGAATTAAAAGTAGTATCACCAAGTAATAAAGAACTTGCTGTTGACGATATTTTAATTCTGCTTCCTGGGTCTGCTATAATTGTTACATCTGTATTACTTGCAGATGTTAACGCATTTTGAATTTGAGTAATAGCTGAATTCATTGTAGTATCAATTGTTTCTGTAACTGTTGTAGCAGTATATGCTGTACTTAAACCTAATATAGTTTGTGCAGAACCGGTTACTGATAATTGAATATTTGTACTTGTTAATTTTAATCTATCTAAATTAGCTGATGCAACTACATTAGATAAGTTTGTTGTATTATTAATCTGTGTAATTATTTCTGATAAATTCAACGGAGTTGATTGTTGTCCAACTTCTGTAGGAGGTGAAACAACAGAGCCACCTGCAAGTAATCCTAAACCTGTATTAGTAGTACCTGATGCTAATGTTAATGTTGCACTAGGATCTGTTGTATTGAATATAATTTGAAGGAATCCAGAGTTAGCAACTAATCCTGATGTTACTCCAGTAATTCCTGCATTATTAATTTGAGCTACTATCTGTGCAGTATTCATATTGTCTGGTACGTGTGTTAACGTTATTACTACTTGGTCATTTAGTGTTGGTGTTGATGTAAGCGTTAGCACTTGTCCACTAACTGTCCAATTAGAAGTTACTACACCCGCGACTGTTACACTAGCAACACTATAAGTAGTATTTGACAATGCCTGTGATATTGTATATACTGTTTGAATAATAGGTTGGTGAGTTACAGTTATGTCAACTGTCTCACCACCTACCATTGCTGGGCTGTTAATTTTAACAACCTGTCCTGCCACGGTATAGCTTGTAGTTGGTGTACTGTCTACTTCCACTTTTAGAACACTCCAAGTACTTGGACTTAACTGGGCCGAAACTGTAAAATCTGTTTGTGATGCTATTGCAGTATTTGTTTCTGTAGCATCTGCTGGTGCTTGATTTGTTGCTGACTTTGTTTCTACAACGTCTGCTGGTGTTGTATCAAAATCAACTACAGAACCATTAATTGTAATTTGTTTACCTGTTACATCTGAAATTCCTGGGTTAGCAATATCACCAGTTATTACTGCATCACCAGTAACTATTGTAACGTTTTCTGTTTTAGAAAATCCAATACTTATACCATCAATAATTAATGACTCACTTGGTAAGAATGTTGGACTTACAGTAGTACCTACTGCTTCTATATTTTGGTATACTGTTGCAGTATCATTAAATGTAACTGTAGTACCTGCTATATTTGCAACTGTTCCACTAGGAAATACTGGATTAGTTACTGTACCTATTTCTGTTATATTAGGTGCTACTTCAGTAAGTCCAGTAAAGTTAACACTACATTTCCATAACTGTCCTTCATGTCTTACTAGGTCATCTTTTTTATAACTTGTAATTGAATTCCATGTAGGTATTGTTGCGTATGGCTGTTTAGAATCAAAAACATATTTCATTTTTGTTAAATTTGATATATGATATTTTGTTTCTGTAGTTAATGTCTCTCCACCAGTTAATATATCTGATGTAGAGTCATCATAACTTAATGTTTCAAATGTTAATGCTGTGTCGTTTATAATTTTAGTTTTGCTAACACTATCTATATCAATTGATAATGGTAAGTTTATGATATCACTTGATACTAGTTCCATTTCAAATGGGTCTTGTAAATCATCATTACCAAGTGTTGACTGTCTAAACATATATTGGTCAAAAACTGATAGGCTTGTTTTCCCACCATCAAGTAATGTTGATCTTCCAAATCTTTCAACAGCACCTTTAGTACCTTGTTGTTTAATACTACCTTGATGAAATTTTGTAATAGTATTTTTGTTTAAGCCTAATCCATTTAACCAATCTTTATTAATATTGCCAATAGTCAAATCTTTTGATTTAGAGATAGACTTATTAAATTCGTCCACATCTGTTCTGTAAATATCATCAATTGCTTGTACTGCACTATCAAAGTTTTCAACAATATGATCCCCAAACACTAGATAGCCTGGTGCTTTCTTTTCACCGTTCCATTCTTGTGTACGTTGACCTCTTACTAATAGTCTTTGTTGTCTTTTATTTTTTACATCATTGTATATGTTAACACCCAAAGCTGTTGTATTTTCAAATATTAATGAGTGTTCAAAATTTGTACTAGCAGTAGTAATGCTTCCAATAAATTTTTGATTCTTAGTTTCAACTGATACTATACCATCTTTTCTTGATATACTTAAATCTGTTTGTTGAATCTTATTACTATACATATCAAGTATGCTATTGTTGTTATAACTTAATTCGTTGTAAGGATAAACATATCCTGATCCTGAAGTGTAAGTAAGTCTTCTTCCTATTTGTAATATATAAGTATCTTTATCTTCAGCAGTATTTGTCCAATTCACAAAGTCAGCCGCATTGCTATCGCCTGCATATTGTAATGCATATCCTTTAGTTTCTAAATACTTCCAGTACCCTCTAATAAAATTATATACATCTTGTATTTTAGAAACCTTACTACCAAACTCTAATATGCTAGGTGTGCTTACAAACTTATTATATCTTCTTACAGTAGAGCCTGCAATGGTTTGTAAATCAAAATCAGTTCCATTGCCTAAATTAGGTTCAAAGAATTTAAATTCTCTTTTATTATCAGCTACACCAGATACTGTATATGCATCTGGAGTTTTTGTAATTAGTAATATAGATGCGTTAACAAAGTTATTAGCAGTACCTTCGTACATTGAAATATTATAATCATTGTCACCAAGTTCAAAGTCACCGTAGTAACTAGTTTCGCCAAATATATCTAGCAAATGTTTACTACTATATCCTTCAAGTTTTTGTAATAATTTTGTTGTTAAATTTTTATATAATTCTTTGAAGTTTTTATTTAACTGTCTTCTTAGATTGTAATTATGCTGAGCTTGTGATATTCCATTAGCCACATACGATATTTCTTTTAATTCTAATTCGTAATTAATTGTTACGCCACTCATACTAGCACTATATGAAAGTATAGGCTCACCAGTAAAGTGTGTTCCTCTACCTACCATACTTGTTGCAGTAATTTTGCCACCTGTAGATTTAAATCTTGCAGTACCTAAAATACTATCATACCCATCTAGTAAATAAAATTCGTTTGTGTCTACTAAACCCGAACTACTTAATACGTTAATACTATTAATAGTTTTATAAGTTTCTCCTGGCATAGTAAAACAAGAACTATTTAAATATCTTTTAGTATATGATGTATAGTAATCTCTTACCTTGCCTGGTTGAAAATAATCTGACCATGCTCTGGCAGGATTTAATTTTAACATAGTGTTAACAGTCATTGCTTGACCTAATGCAGACTGACGCCATTCTATTTCTATAGGACCCCAATCACCAAACACAAATTCTTGTGCGGCATCTGACGCTGTAGGACTACCCAGTACGGTATCTGAATTTACCAAAGCACCACTTGTATCTACAGGACAGTTATTAGTAAAGTCCCAATAACGTCTTGCATATTTTATATTTTGTTTTGTATCTGGTGATGCTAGTGGTTGTACAATACCTTTTGATAATGCATTAAGCAACGCAGTTCTTTTTGTAGCATCTGTCCAGCTGAAATAAGTATCCCACCAAGTAGGTTTGAACGCATAGCCCAACATATGCCACGGTGTTAAGTGTGGCGTAGCTGTGCCAAATACCGTCATATAAGCACCTTTATAGTGTCCTGGTAGTTTGTTAGTACCAAACTTATTACCTATGTTTAATGAGCTATAATTCCAAGTAAATGGATCTGTCTGATCATAATAGTTTTCAATATTTAAACTTGTTTTTTGATTTTTAATAGCCCAGTCTTTATAAAACTTTTCTAAATAATTATCAACATCTGCTAACTTATACCAAGTAGATATATGTTGACTTGGCATATAATCTGTAGCAGATTTATATTTGTCTTGAATAGAATAATTGTCTCTGTACATTAAATCTTGTACAATTAATCCTGCATAAATTCTTTTTTCTAAATCAAACAATGCCGCATTTACTGGGTCAAAATTAGCTCCAGTTGCATCTGTGATCTGTCCAGTAAGTGTATAAGTAGCACCGTCGTGTGTGTATAATATTGAACCAACTACTTGTGGTTGCATACCATAAGCTAGTCCAAGTTTAACCATACTAGGTGGAATAAAGCATTCACGGTCCATTTGATTATATACTACCTTAAGTATAGGATTAGTGCTAACATTATCAAGTGCCGCGTATGTAAGTTTTAAATATATAGTATCACCAATAAAGTCGTAGTCTGTGTCTTTTAATAATATTCTTTCTACTTGCTTATTGCTTCCATTGTTCTCAGTTAGATATACATATACGTGATCTCTAATATTTTGATCACCATGTATATTAAATTTTGTTTTAAATTCTTTTACAGTAGTATCTGTTATAGTAAATGCTTCCAAGTCATATGTATTATGATATACCATGTTAGAATCAATATAAAGTTTTGTATCTTTTTTATTTCTAATAATTTCTTCAATAGCCGATTCAGTTAAAAGTTTTATACTAGAGTTGTTTGATCCAACAGCATATAATCTTTTAGCTTGTGCTAAGAATCTTTTTCTAAATGCATACCATTCGTTTGCTTGTTCATTTAAGGTTGCAGTTATGTTTAAATCTTTATCTGAATAATTTACATCATGCATTATACTAATATCTGGATGTATAAACATTGTACCTCCATAGTATGGAGTGTGAACAATACTAGAATAATTATTGTCACCAAACATAGTACCTGAGTATCCTGGGTTAACTGTAAGTTTGTCTAACCAGTGGTCTGTTGTCTCACTCATAGTAAATTCATATATACGTTTGTTGTTAGCATTGTGTTCTAATGTTTCTGGGAAACTAATATTTGTTGTTGGATTACTTGTATCATTGTTTACCCAAGCAAAGTCAACCAAGTCACCAATTGCAAAAGCACTTTCGTCAACAACTGTAGTAGTAGCATTTATAGTCACTAAAGAATCTGAAACTACTCTACCGTTAATACTAATATTATAAAATAAGTTATCCCAATTATTTGAAATTGACATAGATGCTATTTCAATGTTATCTGCAATTATAGTAAAGTTATCGCCGTTACTATTTGCTCCATTAACTATTGTAATTTGCGAACCACTTCTAGTTATGGTTACATCTGGTACAGGATTAGATCCTGGATTTTCAATATCAACCTGACCTGCCTTAAATGTAATAGTTTGTCCTGTTAAATTGTTTAGTGTAAATGTTTGTCCTACTCCAACTAGATGTCTAGTCTTTTTAACTGACTCATTATATGTTCCATCATTATTACATTTGGCTAATATAGTTAAACTACCTTTAACAATTATATTATATTCTTCTTCTGGTCTCCAATTATTTTTACCAACTGGTATAGTTAATGGTGTGTCAGCTATTGTAATTTCATACTGTTTAGTTTCTTTAGCACCTGTTAATGTTCCTGATGGTTTATAAAATGTTTCTAAGTTTCCTAAATTTTTAATATGATTATAACCTGCTAGTGGTTTTGTATAGCTTATATTCTGTACTGTATCATAATATGATTGTTTGTAATTTTTAGTTAGTAAGAAATTTTCAAATTCATACTCTGCACCCTTTGGTGTATCTTTATAACTTAATACATGATTAATTTCAGGATCAACAAATGTTCCAGTACCAACTTTATATCCAAAAATCTTTTCACCAGTAAATCCTGTAGAATCTATATCTTCTAAAGGAATACCTTCACAGTTATAAAATCTATATAATGGGTACTGATTAATTTTTGTTTTTTGTTGACCTAATGTGATTGTACTATTTGTATAATAAACATCTGCATTATTCCAATCTGTGTAATTAGAAGATGATACAGATTGAACTTGCATCACATCATTGTTTGCTAATGTTTTTACTGTAGTAGGTGTTGTAGATGTTTTCTTATAAATCTTAGTATCACTGTTATCTATATAAACGTATGTAGCATCAACTGGAAGAACAGATAAATCTTCTCCACTTACTACCCCATAATCAATTCTGCCTACTTTGTTTGTTGCTAATGATTTTTGTGCATAGTTCCATAAGTTTAACTCTTCGTTGTATTCTATAATTGGTCTTTGTGCAATTCTATTTTCTTTTAATATTTCAGTAAAATCATATGTTGGCATTAACTCTTGTACTTTATTAATAGTAGCAAAGTTAACCCACTTGTTTGCTCTACTCCAAGCAGTTTGATATACATCACCTCTGTCTATAACAATATAATCTTTGTTTGGTGTAAGTGGAGCACGATGATCCCATTTTTCATTAGTTTCATTAAATCCATCTAATGCATTAATTAAAGCAAGTTCGGTAGCAGTAATACCTGATACGTTTGTTGTTGTCCATACACCATTACTAAATGTAGCATTAACTAATTTTTTAAATGAAACATTTTTTGTTGATGCATCTATTTGTGTAATATAAATTGATTCTGTGTTTGTAGGTTGACTAGTGTGAATCCATTGAGCTGTAAATCTTACTAACATATTTTCTTTAAACTGTGCAGGATTAGTATTTGCATTTAAAAAAATAAATCCATCAAATATAGGCAGTCTATTTGCATCGGCGTTATAAGCATCAACAAGTGCTTGTGGTGTTTGATTACTTGAAGCCCAATAACTATTTGCAGTATTTGGAGCTACTCTTTGAGGTTCACCTGTGTCCCATACACCATAGTTTCTTCTTGCTAGTTTAGTATAATCATTATAAATCTTAATTCCGTTTTCGTCTATATATAGCTCTAATTTTGTTTCTGGGTTGTTTGCAGTTACTAGATAAGTTTTATTTTTAACAGTTGAGTCCCATCCGTTTCCACTAAATTTTATAAGCATACCCACTTCTAATACAAAAGAATTAGTATCGTCAGTTAGTTTATATGCTGGTACTCCTAATGAATCAATTAATGGATCTTTACTTGCTCCTGTATATACACTTTCGTATACAGGCATCTCTTCTATCCATCTATAGTTTTTATAGTTTAAGAACTTATCAACATTAATTGATGGACTAAACGTAAACTTGTTTGTAGAATAAGATGCGTTATAATTGTAGGTATCAAAGTTTTGATTTATTGCATATGTTATATCATCAAATGCAATTTTATTAGTTAAATCGTTGTTGTTTGAATAAGCTACAATAGCAGGTGTTAGTTGAGTTTTATTTCTAATAGTAGTATCAACACTAGGAGTTATATATGTATCAGTAGATACAGAATGTTTTCCGTTGTTACTTCCTATATAGCCGTTGACTTGTCCTAGTGGTCCTTTTGAAACCATTTGATCAAGAGTACTATCTAGCCAACTCTTATTAATGTCTGTTTGAAAAACATTAGGTAAAAAGTTACTAGTCTTAATTTTGTTTACCTCGTTTGGGCCTGCTTTCTTTTTAGACATTTATTATGTTCCTGCTCTAATGTTTTCATCTGTTATATTCTGAATAATGTCAATATCGTTAACACTTACATCTGGAATAATAAGTTCGTTGCTGTCTGGTGTAAATTGAAACATATCACCAAATACACTACCAGCGCCTTGTGGTACAATAACAAAACTACTTAACACACCTGCAAGTTTTTTATGCACGTATGCCGCTAGTTCTGTAAAGTAAAATGTTTCTCCAAAATCCCAATTTGAAGAATCAAAGAATTCTTTAATAGCTTCTACAGTTTTATTTTTTAAATCAGTTTCTGTTATATTTGATCCTGTAAGTTTAATTACTCTAAATCTAGCTCGTAGTGCATCTTCTGCGTTTGCACCAAATAAACATTTATACTTTACTGGCTTATAAACTATAGTATCGCTCATTGCTTTCTTTTCACCAATAGATGTAAACAACTGTCCTAGTTCATAACTTGTTGGTGGTAACGGCATATTTGGTACTGTACCTAATAGCCAATTTTTATATTCTGTATCATATGATGTAGTTAAAGCAAACACATCAATAACATTTGTAAAGCTAGGATCAACTACTTGATTATCAGAAGCAATATGTTCCCATTCAAAGTTTAAGTTTTCTCTACCTGTGTAGAAAACACTATCAACTGATATTTGTGTTGCACCTACAGTTTCATAGAATACATCTGGATTAGCTGGTCTACTATCTGCATTACCATCTACAAGAACTATTCTATAAGTGTTTAGAGATACTTGGTCGTATCCATATACATAGAACTTTCCTAGTCTAGAAATTTCATTATTTAAAACACCCAATGCTTGTATACTATCTCTTTTTGCTTTTTTAGTAAAAGAACTAATTTCCATTTCGTTCTGAATGTTGCCAAGTCTAACTGTGTTACTAGTAAAGTTAAATCTTACAGTTCTTAAATGTATATCATATTGTTGATTAATGTAATTAAAATACAATGACCAATCATTAAAATTATTATTAAAGTTATCAGGAAATTGTGTGTTAGCATTAAATGCGTCAGGGCTGGTATCTATTTCCCAACCTTTATTTCTAAAATTATATTTTACACTAAATGATTTTTTAGCATCAAGATAAGTTATAATATGATCTCTTTCGCTTGTACTAAAGTTTCTTGACAATGCTGGGTATATAATATCTAATGTACTATTAGATGGAATTTCAGCATCAAGGATAATTGATCCTGTACCATCATTTTGTACACCAGTTGGTTCACCTGCACTTGTTCCTATACCTTCTATACCTAATCCAAAATTAAATACATCTACAACCTTTGCCCATTTACTACCACTTGATGTTGTAAATTTAAGTAAAGCACCTGGAGTTATAAATTGCATATATGTGTCTACTGTATTACCAACTCTAACAATAGCATTGCTAGTATTAGTTAGATATCCAGTTTTAACACCACTTGCTGTTTGACTTGGACTTTGCCATACAAAAGAATCTGCTGTATATGTATGTTCTGTTCTCAATCCATTAAATGCATTTCTGTATTTTGTATAGTACAAATTAACATATTCGTCATTGTTAAAAACATCTTTTACATATTTGTTAAACATCTGACTTGTATTATACGAACCACTAGTTGAAGATGTAGACAGTCTTTCGTCTTGATATAATCTTGCATCAGCACCTTGTAAGTATAAGTTACTATATTCTCCTGTGGGATCAATAAATTTTGAGTACCTACTATGTCCACTAAATGTTCTGTTTATACTTTTTACTTTTATTACTCCACCTGTGTTATTAGCTAATATAGTATTGTAGTCTTGAGCAGTAATCATTCTGTCTTGACTAGCATAATTCTTTGGTGCATTTTCTCTTATACTATCTAATGATTCACTTGAGGTTGCATTTGTAATTGCTTGTTTTAATTGTAAAGTAAACACCGCATTATAAGTATTACCATCACGACCTGTGTATGTTATATTAATTTTTTTGTTAGTTAGGTCATCTGGTCTTAATATATAAGATGTATTTTCGCTTGGTCTGTACCAAACTCTAATTGTGTCTTTTGGGATATTACCAAAAGTTCTATCAGGAAATAAAATTGATATTTGGTTATTCTCTCTAGTCTTAATACTAAAGATATCTCTAACCCCTGATGCTAAACTATTGTAAACTACATTGCTATTAACATCTTTAACCTTAGTCCATTCTTTAATAAGATTTCCTGTCGTACTTATATTTTGTACAAAGCAATCTGTGTTGTTAATGTTAGGAACATTAATATCAACTGAGTTACTATCAATTGGATCTGCAATATCAAAATCTTGATATGATAAGTTACCTTGTTTAACTCCAAAAAAGAAACCTGTGTTAGCACTACCAATTCCTCTACCGTCATTTTTAAAATACATTCCAAAATTAGAAACTGGGTCAGGAGACTTTTCTTTAAATGTTAAATTAGCTTCATTGTAATCACTACTAATAATATTAAATGTTTTTGTAGCACCTGTTACAGTACCCTCAACATCAAACTTAATTTGATTTGGTGTATTGTTTAAGTCATAAAAATCTGTTCTAATGTTATTAAGTACTACACTTTTATTTGGACTACCATATTGATTACTATTTTGTAAAGTTGAATTTACTATAGTAATAAAATCATCTAAGTTATTAACATCGTTAGTAACTTCGTATCTAATTTCTGTTCCACCTAAACTTGCTCCGGTACTACCAATAACTGCTTCGTTTGTTTTAACTGCAACAACTTTCATTTCACCATACGCAGGCACATTACGTCTTGGAGAGTATCCTAAGAATTCAGCTAGTTTGAAAACTGATTCTTGTTTTTCTGCTGTTGTTAGAAAATTATTTCTAGCATTGAGGTCTACCCTGTATGCTAGGTTATGTCCAAATTGAGCTACTACATCAAGTAGTGATATAAATTCTGCTGATTCAATCCAGTCATTGTAATTTTCTGGATATGTGCTACGGACATAATCAACCATTGCAGTTCGTATTGTATCATAATCAAATGCTTGAAAATTAGCATTCACATAAGATTCGTAAACTACAGTATAGTCTTCTGCCGCAAATATTTTATTTTGTCTAGTTTTCTGTGCCATATTAAATCTCTGCGTCCTGTTCCCTATCAAACTTAATTTGCAAATCTGTTGCTGTTATAGTAGGTAGATATGTTAACTTTACATTAACTGTAACATAATGTTCTTCTTGTATAACTCTAACATTTGTATCGTTAACTTCGAAACGAGGATCATAATTTACTACAGCAAACACTTCTTCTCTTATAGACTGAATAGTGTCGTCGTCTAAGGGTTCAAATACATAAAAAGGAAGGTCACATCCAAATGCTGGATCTGTCCACTTCTCACCTTTACGTATATGAAAATGATTTAACAGGTCACGTTTAGCTAGTTCAAGGCCAGAAAGCCCTTTACTAGTATAAGCCTGTTCAACTGTTGTATATCCTATAATCTCGCTCATACAACTATTTATGCGATTTATTCTGTTAGTAGTTTATGATTGTATAATTAGCCTATTATAGCTATTAACTTAATTGATTTATTAATGATCTCTTTCTACTTTCAGAAAGATTTGGCAAGAATCTACTAGTTTCTGCATAATATACATATTCAGCTTGAGATTTTTGTTTATCAGTTAATTGAAATGTACTATACTCTTTTACTAGCTGTTGAATCCCTTGTTCTCTAATTAACGATCTATCTTTGAATTGTCCATAGTCTGCTAACATTATTATTTTTGATTCAGCTTGTCTTTGTGTTCTTTTTAGCCCATTTAAAATTAATGCAGTACAAACATAGTCCCATTTCTTTTCTTCAATAAACTCGTATATACGAAATTTTCTATCTTCAGAACCAACTGATGTAATATCATCAGTAAAAAAGTATAAACTTAATAGCCCATCATATTGGCTTTGAGATAAAGTATTTACTGGTAAAATTTTTTTAAATCTTTTTTCTTTATCTTTGAAAAGTTCTATCCAACTAGTGAATGCAGAATCTTCAGTTAATCCATCACCTTCTATCTGTTCTGGTGTTCTATTTTTATAACCAATTCTTATATATCCACCAAAGTCTTTCTTATATCCATTCCAGCCTAATGTTCTAATAATATAGTTCATAATACTACCACTAGCTTCCAAATCCTTCACAGGTATTTCGTCTCTAGCTATATTTCTATCTATAATAGAAAATAAACTAAAATCAATTAGAGTTCTTTCATTAACAATGTTTCCAAAATTAAACGTAGGCATTATGCAGTATTTCCTTTTCCAGATGTAAATGTTTCTTGATTGTCAACACCTAACCAAGGATGTTTTTCTGGCACTCTACTTGCAGTACTAACTTTAACATTTTGATTTTGTGTTTGATTTTGTATTGTTGTTTTTGTAGCTGGTGTAGGTTCTGGACCGTTCATATCTATTCTTGCGCCTTTAATAATTTGATTACCTGCTACAGTTAAATTATAATTAACATCACTTTGTATATTTAAATCAACAGCACTATAAACATTAATACTGCCAACACTTGTTTCTAATTTTAATCCATCGCCTCCTGTACTTTTTATATTAACACCCATTTCTGCCTGCATATTAATACTACCTTTAGCATGAACATTATAATCTCCTTCAGTATGAACACTTACGCCGCCTTTACTATAAACATCTACTTTGCCTTGTTGATCCATTTCAATCCAAGCATCGCCATTTTGTGTAGTAACAAAAATAAAACCTTTTGTATCTTCAAGTAATATTTGAGCACCACCGTGTGTTCTTAATCTAATATTTTTACTATTACCTTTTTCATCTCCATCGTCCATTGAAAAAGTATGTCCACCACGTGTTGTTATACCAAACACTTTACTTGGACTTTCTCTTCTAGCATTACTCTGACTATGTCCTCTTACATAATCTAAACTTAATCCTTGTTCATTTAATACTGCCTGAAACCATTCGTTTAAAGGTTTAGTGTCTGCATCGTTTTCATCGTATGGATTTTTCTCAACTGCTGGACCTAAACTCTTTTCTCCATTAGCATAAACTTGTCCACTAGCATTTCCGCCCATCATAGAGTTTCTGTCTTTGGCTATGAGGCTTCCTACTACAATACCTTGTTCTATACTACTTGTATAAGCAACTAATACATTTGTTCCTATTTCTGGTGGCTGTGGCCAAAACCCATAACTTATAGGAGCCTGTGCTTCTTTGGTTTCGTCGTCACCACTTTCTTTAATTTTTGTATGCCCACCCATAGGTATTGATAGTAAACAAATCCTATTTGTCTCTTTAGAACCAAAGTCTGATATTCTAACTTTAATTCTACCGGTATGCAAGGAGTCTTTGTTTTCTGTAACTTCGCCTATGTATAGTCCACTTAAATTATTAATATTAAATGCAGAACTTTGTTTTACACTTTTACTAACGTGAACGCCATCATTTTTAAAACTCATATTATGTTCCTCCATTAAAGAATGTGCTGTTTACTGCTTTTTCTTTGTTTTCACTAGTTGGTGCAGGCATACTACCACTTGTTAATTGTATTATTTGGTTTAGTACATATCCTACATTAGTATTTGTATCTTTAAATCCTAATAAATTTTGAGTAAACCTTCCACTTTGAAATCTACTTTCCACACTAGTTATCTTATATACTCCAGTTGAAATTAAGTCAACTGGACCTCTAATTTGTTTTTCTAATAAATCATCTGCATTAGGATTATAATTCAGTAAAGTTATCAATAGAGAATTTGTTGATGGTATTGGTGAATTATCAGTTCCTTGAACATGAGCTCTAAATGTGTTACCTTGCCAAAATGGATCTCCTTTAATTTCAATGTTAAAGTTAATAGCATCTGCACTTCTCATTGCTATAGCTCCAAGTCTTTGAGCATACAATGTATCACTACCATCTGTTTCATTTTTTTGTTGTTCTTCAACACCTAATGGTTGGTCTACATATTGAACTAAATTAAGATAGTCTGTCATTGGATCATAACTAACGTCGGATAGGTATTTGGTTTTGTCTGGTCTAGTAGGAGTAAACTGTTCTCTACCATCTGCGTGATATATTCCGTCTAATGGAATTCTTGAAGTGACATATAATTGTTCTACATCAAGACTATAGTTTAATACTTCATTGTTCATTCCTGAATACAAGTAACTATACGATTTACATATAGATAAGTTTTTTAATCTTTCTCGCTGAAATGCTTGATTCTTTAATCTTTTTATTTGTTCTTCCTCATTTAAACTTGTTCCAGTATCATCTGAGTTTATCATAATTGTAAATGTAATTTTTTTATGTCCAGCATATCCACCCTGGTCATCATAACGTCCATATTCTATCTTTAGGTCAACAGTTATACTAAGAACTATTCCTGTTTCTTTATTAACTTCCTTAACGTATGAACCAAATGCTGGACAGTTACGTTCAATTTGTCTTTTAATTTCTGGACCTAGTGCAGTTGACGCATTGACTGTTGCTTCTCTTAAATCTTGATCTTGCATATCAGGAGCCATTCCGCCACCCTTAACAGCATTGGCTGTTGATCCCCAGGCTTTTAATTTTAAGTTAAAACTTCCAATTTGTTTTCCTGAATCGGTTCTTGCAACACCGGTTATGTCTGTACTTTTATCAAATAAAATTTCAATTTCTTTTGGTGCCTTTGCTCCAGTTTTAACTTCATTAGGATGCATCTTATCATATTCACCCTTGTTAAATGCTTTTTGTAAACCTTCAGCAAAGTCTTGAACAGTACCAATTTTTTCAATTAGGTAATCAGTTTTTGTAACTGATTCAGTTTGTGCCATTTTAATCATACTAAATGCAATAATATTATATCTAGTTCCTTCTGGCCCGGTCTGACTTCTTACTTGGTTTATTTTTATAGGATAAAAAAATGCATTAGGATATTTTACACTAGCACCTGTGTCAAAATCTCTTCCTACAAATTCTAATTTTAATACGTAATGTTGTGTTGGTAAACTATATCCATTTCCTAAAGACTTTCCAGCTTTTAATATTCTATCTAAAAAAGTAAATCCAAGTGGCTCCATTAAATCAAATTGTACAATACCTGGTGTAGTATTACCATGTTCGTGACCAGGAATTACTCTTTGTATCATAGCAATATTATCCATTGCAAACTCAGTAGTAACACCGGTTTGTGCTATTATAATTGCATCATCTCTGTTAATAGCTCCAGTATCTGACCCTTCTAGTTTACTTGGATCATTAAATACTTCACTGTTAACAATATAGAAAGTCCACTTATATGTAGGACTATCTACAGTACTGCACCAATTCTCAGAAGATAAGTTATTTAAAGTTTTTGCACTTGCTCTAGCACCAGATTTTAACGCTTTCTTTTTCATTGCCGCTTCTTCGGCTTTTTTTTCTTCTGCAACTTTTACAATCTTATCTTTGTATTCAAGTGCATCACCATCTGTTTCTAACTGGTCAAACTCTTCTTCTTTTACATCTTTTCCATTTGCCATTGCTACACCAGTATCTACTTGTGCATTTGTAAACTTATTATTGGAACCTTCCATCTTGGTCATTGACTTTAATAATTTTTTTGTAAGTTCTGGATTTGATTGTAGATCACCCAAGTCGGCATCTGGATCAACTCCTAAATCTTTTGAAACAACATTTATATAATTTTCAGTATCATTGCCATCGCTTGGTGGAGCCCATCGTGTTATGAGATCTCTAACACTTTTATTATTGTATTTTGTATTTGATGTGTATAAATTCTTAGCCGCGGCTCTATAACCGTATTCGGGTTTTGAAAAAGTTTCAAAGCCTGCGTTGTTGCCAGTCTTGCCTACCCATTTAGCATCGCTGGTTCTAATATTAAGTGGATTAAAATTTTTATAATTTAGGTCCATTACGAGAACCTTACTGGAACTTTTATTGTGACACCTTCTTTGAAATCTATAATTGGATCTTTTAATTTGTCTTGATTAAACAATGGAAAAACCCACCACAACTTTGCATTGCCATACAATTCGTGTGCTAACAAGTCTGGTTTATTTTGATGTTTTAGTTCTAGTTTAATATTTTTAGTAGTAGTGTTATCAATATCAATAGAATCAACGTTTAGATGATCTAAATATTTTTCACCAACTATGTTTGTATTTCTATATAAACTATCTGATCCATAAGTAGCCATTAAATAAATCCTCCTCTATTTCCACCTTTTAAAAGATGTCCACCTGAGTAAGTTTGAATATTAAATTCTTTTTTAATATTAGCAGGAGGAATTTGTGGAACTAAATCTATCGAAGCTAACAGCAATGTTGGAACTGTAGTACTTTGACCGTTTCCAATTTCAACATCAACATAGTCACTATCTTCAACTAGTGTATAGTTAAAGTTTCTCATTACTACTGGCACATGACTTGCATGAACAATTCCATATGCACTAAATTTTAAAATAGGCGGTGGTGTTCCAGCTGTCTCTGCTCGTTGCTGACCAAAATCACTCTTAGTACAAGTTTTAAAAAAATGTATTGCCGCGGCTGTGTATTTTGCTTCTTCTATTGTATTTGAAGAAAATAATGCAGTAACGTTAATTGTTGGATTAGCTGTATTCATATAATAATTCTGTTGGAATTGAGAGCCTTGTACTTCATAAGCACCATAGTTAGCATTATGTGAAAACTGGATAGTAGGAGTGTAAGGAAATAAAACACCACCCATATCATTTAATGGTTTTAGTATGCCGAAGTTCATAGAAAATGGCTTACCTTTTTGTTTTAATAATAGTTTTACTTTATTTTGAACTGTCATTATTTTAGTCTATCCTCGATAAATGCAAATATGTTCTCATCATATTTTCCAAAGAACTGATTAAATGCTTTTACCTTTTCTTCTTTTTCAACACCACTTGCCATAACTTTTCTAAAGTCACTTGCACTCATTCCACCCTGCATAACTGGAGCAACATATACGTATCCTCTTTCGTTTGCAGTAGGAACTAATTCTTTCATATCTTTTGGTAAGTCGTGTAAGAAACCTTTTCCTGTTTCTAACCTTGATGCATCTTTTTGTCCATATACAAGAATAGTAGCAGTATTACTAGGGTCTTTTCCTACTGCTGACAGGTCTGGTCTATATGGATTAGTTTTAACAATCTTGTTTGCAGGTATTCCAAACATTTTACTCATTATAGATGCCTTCTCGTCAAACGTAAATGGATCTTCTCCATAGTTACCGCCTGCATGGGCCTTTTGAGCTTTCTGACTGAAAGTAGTGGCGATAAATACGTTATCAGCACCAAACTTACTTACTAGATGTTTGTAGACATCACGATGTCCTTGGTGCATAGGTTGGAACCTTCCACCATAGAAAACAGCTATATTGTCAACACTTTCTTTTAATACTTCGTTAATTAGCATATTACGACTCTCCGTTACTACTATTTATCAAAATAAAAAACCGGTTGACTTTGGGTGCAGGTTCAACTATAATAAGCATATCAATACATAGAATTAAGAAATTCTAATTTCCCGAAAGAATATAATGATAAAACCAAAAAGACAGTTCTATTTAACAAACAAGGACTTATTAAAAGAAATACACAAAAGTAAGATGTCTTATTGTTGGACTAAAACTGAAGACTTTTCTCATTTTGATATTATCGTTGATGATATTAAAAACCTTAAGAAAAGAACAGTATTAGCAGAAGCAAAACAAAACAGAGCAACAAGATTACAAAAACAAGCACATGAAGCTGAAGTAGCAAGATGGGAACAAGGGTTAACTGGTAAAAAAACTAAACCAAGAGTAGCCGATTTTGCAGTAGATATTAAAAGTGTCAAAGATGCTGATGTTGTAGTTAGAGTTATGACTTTTGAACACGTTCCGTTAGAAAATAGAAAAAACAAACCAAAAACAGAAGCAGACCTTCACGCAAAGTGTAACTTCCCACCATTTAAGCATTATGCTAAGAATGATAAAAAATGGGAAGAAGTAGGAAGATCACATTGGGAAGGTGGAGTAGACAATGGCCACTTCAATGTGGGACATGGAAAGACTACCGACAATTTAGCTCGTATGTATATCAAGTTATGTGAAAGATATAGTATGCGTGGTAACTGGCGTGGTTATACATATGTAGACGAAATGCGAGGACAAGCATTATTGCAACTTGCACAAATTGGA